AGAATTATCTTGTGCATTTTGACTATTAACTATCAGCTCTACATTAGAGGTTCCTCCTTCGATATGGAGCTTGGCCTCTGGCGCGTCTGACCCTGTGCCTACGCCAACATTTCCATCTGCACTGACCTTCATTCGAATAGTGTCAAGTTGAGTGACGTCCTTAACAAGTGCTTGCGGCGGTTCGCCATAGAAAAGTATATCGCCCGCAGAAGCGTCAAATTTAATTGCGGCCATAGCGTGACTGCTAGTTGTATAGCTGGCCTTCATGCCTGTGCTAGAACCTACAGGTTTAACAAAAGAACCTAGTATCAAATTAGCATTACTATATTCAGTCCAAATTGTAGCATAGTGGGCTGTTCCAGAAGTTCCTCCCCAAGCCATCCCTCTATTAGCAGTACCGCTCCCCAAATCTAATGCTGCTTGAGGGAGCGAGGTTCCCACGCCGACTTTGCCATCAGCTTTAATCACTAAAGCATTACTAACACTCCTAGTATTAAAAGAAAGATCAACATAACCATCAACGCTAGTATTAACCGCCTTGATGGAGGCCATGATTGTGTCCGCGCTTGCTCCCTGAGTAAAAGCAATACCACCGTAGTGAGCGGTGTTAGTCGTGGCTCCTTCTACGTTAAGAGCTAAATTAAATTGAGCAGCAGAGCCAACCCTCGAAAGACCCATTTCGAAATCTTGAATCAAATTAGCATCGATGCCAACGCCAACATGACCCAACACGGGAGTGCCCGCGTCGCTTCGAGCGAGTGTTAACAATTCTACATTTCTAATTTTAGTGGGCATTAAAACAGGTGTGGTATGTCGTCGGAGAAGTAGTCTCCCCCATCTGTGGTAAGTAAATTTAAATTATCATCAACCAAGTAATCAAGGATAAACAGCCCTTGACCTTCAGCAGAAATTACACTTCTGGCGTAATCGTAATCATTAGACATAGTAAAAGTAGTAGAAATAGTTTTATTACTTCCTATATCTGAACTGTACGCTGCCCCGTTAAATTTTGCCCCGAAGATGTTGTACTTCATGCCTTGGTTGCCGTTGCCATCCATAAAGGCTAAGGAAACGTCGTAATCTTCATCTCTCCTTAAGTTGTCTAAAAAGTTTCCCGATAGCTGGTAGTTTGCTCCGCTTTCGATCATGTCTATGGTCAGAGTAGATTTAAGCGGCAGAGTGAGGTTTCTATCCACGTAGTATTTATGCCCAATGCAAGAAAGGTTTTCCCTGTTCATCGGGATGTTTAACTTCATTGATTGGAAGATGTCCTTGTAGAAAAGGATGGGCTCATTTTCCGCATCTTTATAAACCTTAAACGAATCAACCCAAAAAACCAACCCCTGAGCAGAGGGAAAGAGAATGTCAAAGGTCTTGTTTGGTACGCCATTGTGAGCGGATGTAAGTTTTTTCCTGATTTGTATCTTGGTCCAAGTATTACCTATAAACTGACTCAAATCAAAAATATCTGGAATTCCATTTTGCTTTACCTCAAGCAGTTCTCCCGCTGGTTTACTTGTGTTAGCCTTAACGTAAAATTCGTAAGTATAATACTCTCCCACAACCATTTTCTCAACTGGCACAGGTATGTTAGCTCCGCCGTAATTACCACCGACTACCAATGAACCTTGAGTCACTTGCAGCGATTGTAAGCCTTGGTATTGCTCTGAAGAAGCTAAAGAAACCGAGGCCCCATGAAACCCTCCAAAATCAGTAGAGCTTTCCATGTCGTTCTCAATCAAGATATCTTCCTTAGCGGCTCTTTTGGAGACTGTTACGACTACATCGCTGGGCCTGAAAGTGTGATGAACGTCAAAATTCGGGTTGGTCCTATCGTAGTTCTTCGGTATAAGTATTTCTTTATCTCCGTATTCAACCTCTGCGTCTTTTGAATTTATATAGGGGGTCATTATCCCAGAGCCAGAGCCAACGAAGATAACGTTGTCAGCGGCAAACCCAACGTCTACTTTGGGGTAGTTGCCAACGGTAATGTCTAAAGCGTAGCTGTTGACATAAACGTTCTGGAAAATCAACAGTCCCAAATCATTTATATTTGGGGTTGCCATTTCATTTGCCCTGCCAGATGAGATCAGGTCGGGGATTTCAGCGGGGCTAAATGCTGGAGTTGTTCTTACGTCTGTGCCTGACTTGTTTACCGCTAGGTATACATTCTGCCTCTTATTTCCGCCTAAGAAGTCATAAGTAAATTCTTTATTGGGCGAGCTTGACGACCCACTCGTCATGACATTAAAGCCCATTTTCTTCTCGTTGTTTAGGCCCTCTAAAAAATAAGAAATACTCCCGTTTACATCGGGGGGAGAAGAGAGAGTTTGAGAGTCGAACGCGGACTTACCAATTAAGCCTATGTCCTCTCGATTAGTGGTTATGTCGTAACCGAAACTTTGTACGCGATGAATTCTCTTGAGGACTTCGAAAGTGCCAGTGTTGCTGTTGGAAAGAGTACCAGTTACAACGGGGTAATTGCTTGCCCCGCTAGCTAACCCAAAGAATAAATCTTGAGCGTTGTATATAATCCTGTTCGCCATACATCACAACCTTAAGCCTTGCTGATAAAGAGAATACTGGCCAGATAATCATCTACCTGATGTTTTGCAGCTATCTCTCTAACTTCGGCTATTCTTTCGGGGTTGCGATCCACAGGTTTTTTCACGTAATCATTTATCTTACCCTCCCAATCAGAAGGGTCTTCATTAGCGATGATAACAGAGCCAATTTCCTCTGCTACTTGCTTTTGCGTTTTACTAAGTCTTTTGATTTTGTGTTTTTTACGCAGAGATGCTTCAACCATTTTGAACAGCTTGGAAGCTTTAGTTAAATTGTCGGTTACTTTTTCCAAGCTGAATTCAGCTTTTGACTGTTCGCCTTTTCCCGCTGGGTTTTGAGCTGGGACGGGAGCGCTTTCACCCTCTGGTCTGCCAGCTTCCTTTTTCTCACTTATTTCGGATTGATTCTTGCCTCCGATTAAGGGCTCGTAGTAGCCTTGCTCTCTGAGGGCTTTAAATTCTTTTTGAGACTTGAGAGACATTTCTTTATCTGGAAGTCTGCCCGTATCGATAGCTTCAAGACCTTCTTCAGCAGTCAAGATGCCAAGCTCGATAAGCCTATTGTAAATACGAAGCATATTCGTATCGTCCTGAAGCGAGATTCTATCGAAGTAAGGAGTTGGGTAGCTCTTGAAGCCCATCGTCTTTGAGATTCGTTTTATCTCGGGAATTAAAAATTCTTCCATGAAGGAGCTTCTCGCCTGTTTCAATCTTGCTATGAATAAATCAATCTTTGCATTTTGATTTGCGAAGGTGCTCTCACCAACTAAAATATTGTTTAGCCCAAGCTGGATATCTCTGTCTACAACTTCGTACTTTTTAGAGTCCAATAGCGAACCAATGTTGGGAATAACAAATTCAGCCTTAGTGGTATAATCAGCAATGAGAACCCTACCTACAGACTGGTTTTGAAAAAGAGTCTGCATCGCTTCTAGGTTCTTTTGATTGACGCCGCCCTTTTCTGGTTCAGACCCCATAGTGACGAGTAGGATGGCCTGTTGCATTGTGCGGGCAATTGCCATGTCCATCTTTTTCAGCTCGGCCTTGTAGTTGATATCTTCAAGGACAGGAAAGCCCAGTGGGACTGAAAATGGCTCGTAATCCTGCTTCTTGTAAAAGACGGGCTTAACCTTATCTGAGTCAAGCTTCATCAATATCATTTTTGACCTTTTGTTTTTGCTAATCAAGGCTCTGGATTCAGGATCGAGTGATCTTAAAATTTCCTTATCTTCTTCGGTCTGTGGGTTTTGGAGTCTAGCCAACTCGTAATCTGAAAAGATTTTATAATAGTTACCATTCCAAAAAGCTGCTGAACCAGTAAGCTGAATGTCGGCGGGGTTAAGGATCATGTATCTGGCTGGAAGAACCTTGTCGCTCAAATCCTTCGAGCCGTACATTTGAGTAATCTTCAAAGCATCCTCATTCTTGAGCTTGCCGTCGAACCTGTAAACGAATACGTTTCCAGAGCGATAATACTCCCTGAAAAATCTATCCTGAAAACCAAGTATATTAAGCCTCTTGAATAAAGCTCTAAAAAAATCTCGGGCTTTTTTAGTTCCCCCCTTGAAATAAAGATCGCTGATTGAAAACTCAGTCATCAAATCAATGACATTCCTGAATGCTGCGAAATTATAATAAGCCTTTTGACACAGGATGACAGCGTCTCTCACGTCAATGTTGGACCTGTTTCCTCCTACGCCTGGGGTAAACTTGTAGGGGATGAGCCCGTCGCTTATGTTTTTGTACCTGTCAGTTCTCGGGATGTTGCCAGCCACATTTCTTCTGGTCGGCCCTGTCGAAGTGCTTGCGGCGCTAGCGCGGGATTCAGAAGCTTCAGACACCATCAACGGCACGGGTTGTTCCTCTTCTTTTTTGCTTTTCCTTTTGCCTGTCATTGCTGTTTTGAGTTACACAATTATTGTATCATCATGGGCGAGAAAGTCGAATTTGCTTTGATTTCGCCCAAATCCATCATATCATAATAACACTTAACCGCCCAGTTGCCAAGCATTAAGGTAGTATAATTGTCCTTTCTGGCTCTACTTGCCGAGGTGTTTCTCTTCAAGTGCTGGGGGAGATCAAAAGTCTGGGTTCCTCTAGCGGTGGAATTAACCTCCAATAAGGCGCATTGTTTTTTAGTCTGATAAACTAGATCGTCCTGAGTCTCTATTAAATCTAAAATAGATTCCCCATTGGGGTACTTGATGTTAAGCCTCTTGCTGGACTCTCTTTGGAAAGCGGCAGGGTTGGGCGATATCCTAGAGCCAAACCAAACCCTCTTGTGATCGATACAGGCTTGCAGGTGCTCGTTTGCGTTTCTTATAAAATTAGTGGTAAATACCTGTTTAAAACAAATAAAGCCCATTCCTTTATTGTATTGCCTTTTTGCGGTTTGCAGCATCTTTATGTAATCGTTTCCTTCTGAGTCGCTGTTGAAGTCAATGAACTTCATCGGCTTCTTTTTAAACTTGTGGTTTTCATTACAGCTATCCAAGAACTGATAACCAGCGTTATCGATAACAATCATTTCTGGGTCAAAAGACTCGGTTAGGTAGTCCATGTAAGTTATATGATCTTTCAAGTTCCCGCCAGCAACTGCGTAGCTATGGACTAGGGTGGCGGTTTTGTTCTCTTCGTCTAATTCCATTACAGTCATAGCGAAGTAATCCGAGCTAGGGCTATTAGAGAAAGAGGGGTCAATTGCAATTATGTATTTAGCACCGCTTGAAGACAGCCTCAGAGAAGGCTCGTCTCCGTCTGGCACTGTGCATAAATGCATTTTCTTCGCGCTAAAGTAAGAGTCGCTACCGTCCGTAAACTGAGCGCAATATTCCCTTTGGAAAGACGAATTCGATACTCCCCCGCTTTGAGCTTCCTCGATAATAGTTGGATCGATCATCTCCTCGGGCAAAGCCTCGTATCCCATCTGGGAGATGAAGTAAGAAGCGTCTAGCTTATCTTTGCTGTAGATTTTCTCCATCCACTCTTTGTAGGTTTTAAATAAATTCTCGAAAGTATAGCTGGCAGAAGACAAGGCTATCATTTTGGAGTTATTTTCGAACTTCATCCTATCCTCCTCCTTCATGCTGCCCTCGTCTATGAGCCTGTTTTCTATCTCCCTTATCTCCAGCCTCTCCTTCATGTTTTGGGGAGCCACCAAGAAGGGCATGAGAACAGTTTTAATGATGTCTTCTGAGAGTAATAGATACTCATCAAGGACAAGAACGTTAGCGCGGAAGCCACGAATTTTCTCACCGTTAAGGGGGATCGCTGTGATAGTGCCCCCGTTTATGCTCCATTCAAATTGATCATTACGCTTAGACTTTGCGCCGAAGCATTGCGATAGAAGCTCCGCGCCTTTAGACTCCACTAACTTCTCTAGGTTATTGAAGATAAACCTCGCAGTACGAAACGTCGGGCCAGCAATGAGTATCTTAGTGCCAGGTTCGAAGATGCATTGAAGAAAGCAAAATACAGAGGCGATAAAAGTCTTGCCACAGCCGCGACCCCAGACGCACATCGAAAAATTACGATTCATCAGCCCCTTTAAGGTGGCCTCTTGGTAGGCCGCGAGCTTAATGCCCGAAACGAGCTCAGTAGTAAAGCCGAGGTTGGCTCTGAGAAATTTAGCTAAGGAAATTCTAGCTTCTTTATCTCCAAGCTCACCCTTCAATTCAAGAAATTCTTCGTTGAGGTTTTTAAACTCTTTATCGTATTTTTCTGGACTATACCACATTATAGTTTTTTTGTGTCATACGCTAGTTGTAGATCAATCTCTTTGAACAAGCATCCAGAGGTGAAAATTTTCTCTACGGTTTCTGCGGCCTTCACTCTACCCTTAACAAATAAGAATTGTATAAAGGGATAAGTCTGACCTAGTTTTCTTACGTTATGAAATAGATATTCTGGAGTTACCCTAGTGCCCTTTTTATAAATGTGAGGCAGGTAATTAAACGATAAGCAATTGGTGAGAGTTTCTTCCACGAGGATCACAAAGCCAGCATTTGCTTGCTCCGCACGCTCGATCTCCCTACAGAACCTGTCGTACCCACCGCTAAGAGTCCCGATGAAATCGCTCGCTGACTTTCTCTCTATATAGCATTTGCAGGACATGTCTTCATCGCTAAAGGCGTAATCACCAAACTTTAAGGTTTTGACTTCGGTCTCTATACCTTTGAAGTTTAGGGGCTTTTTTTCCCTCGTG